GACGTAGGCGTCATCCTCGAGGAGCACGACATACTCAGCGTCCGTCCCATCCATGAGCAGGCCGATGGCTTGCCCGTGGTCCATTCGTTGCTCGTGAAACGAGATACGCACCTTCGGCGAGGCGAGGGCTGCGATGTAGGCGATGGCTTCGGGGTCGGCCTGCCCGCAGACGAGCACGTGGAGCTCGTCGACCTCCGAAGCCCAGACCCGGTGGAAGTTGCGGAACCAGTAGGCCAAAAGGAAGGGGTCGGGACCGGACGGCAGGAGCGCGACGCCGCTCATTCGGGTAGAAGGCGCTTGAGCAGGGCGATCATCGCCCCCGTATCCACGTCGCCTCTCACCGACTCCGGCAGAAGGCGAATCCTCTCGATCAGCTCATCAACGGCGACGGATGCCAGGACCCGACTATTGAACTCAGGCCCGTAGAACTTGACGACCCGCGCCGGCACCCCAGCCACGAGCGCGTAGTCGGGCACGTCATCGACAACGACCGCGCCGGCTGCGACGACCGCATGACGCCCGATAGTGACCGGGCCAACGATGATGCAGCGGGTGCAGAGCCAGGCACCCTCCTTGATGTGGACCGGACCGCCCCCCGACGTGGCGTGCCGCTCGGCCCCGAACTTCGTCGGATCGTGACTCCCGGTCAGGATCATAATGTCGTGGCCGGAGAAGGCGTTGGCCTCGATCGTCACCTTGTGGATGCAATCCACCATCGCATCCATCATCACTGACGGGTGAATGTCGGGTTCTACCCCGGTCTCGCGGCTGGTGAACTCGAACCCGCCGAGCCGCCTACTCACGTCGTACGGCCCAGAAGCCCCAGTCCCCCGGCGCTCCCGCGGGAGCGCCCCACTCGATGTCATGCGTCGGCCCGAGGATGGACTCCAGTAGCGCCCGGGATCCCGTCGTGCCGTCCGGGAGCGGCACCGGCTCCGCCTCGCCCGCGATCAGCGGCACCGCGGTCATCTCATGGAGGATCGACCACAGCCCGCCCTCGCAGTCGATCTTGACGAACGGCACGCCTTCCGGTGCGAGGTCGCGGAAGGAAAGCCCCTGGTAGGTGACGCTTCGATGCTCCCCCGTCCCGGATCGCCCGTAGGCGTTTCCGACGAACGCATGGTGGCGGTCGTTCTCGGTCTCCTGGTAGGCGTAGGTGATCGTCACCTCGCCCGACCCGACCAATCCCGCGATCACTGTCGCGCGGTCGGTCAGGCCGTTCGCTGCGAGGTTGCGCTCGATCAACTCGAGGTTTTCCGGCAACGGCTCGACGATGATGGCATGGGTATTCGGATGGTCCAGCAGGATGGCCAGCGAGACGGTCCCGATGTAGCCGCCGATGTCGAGGAAGGGGCCCTCAAAGTCGAGGTTGCGCGTCCGGTACTCATCCGCCGAGAGGCACGACGTGGCGGTGTTCCAGTCGTTCGTATCGAGGCGATACCAGACCGTGGCCGGGTGACCGCCGGGGGTGAGCCATTGGGCCTTGGCGAGGGCGTAGGTAAGCAAGGCGAGCGCCTCCTTGTGTGAGCGCAATGGGTGAAGGAGCAAGGACCCCGGCGGAGGCGCTCGTCAACGCCGGGGTCCTCTAGGCACGGACGCAGGCCGACCGTGCTTATGTGGTCTAGGGCGTCCCGCGGCTCTTGGCCACAGCGCCCTTGGTGTGGATCACGATCTCGTGCCGGAGCATGTAGAAGCCGTCGTACCCCGGCCAGTCTGGGATGCTCCGCACGACCCGGAAGCCCTGGTACAAGGTGATCCCGGCGTCGATCCCGTAGGTGCCGGACATCGGCAGGGCGTCGTTCTCACGGATGGCCGTCGCGTAGCGTTCGGGATACGGCGAGGTCCAGCCCCGCGAACGGCGAACCCGCGCCGCGTCCACGACGACGGTGTACAGGGGGATCGTCAGTTCCCACTCGGCCAGGTCCGACCCGCGGTCGGTGTAGATGCCCTGACCCTCCTCGAGGTAGCCGGTCAGGTGGTATGCCTGATTGGCGACCGGCAGGGCAGGAGGGGAATCGGGCCACTCGTCGTAGTCGAACGCCTTGCGGATGCCGGTTATCAGGCCGCAGCGGTAGGTGACGCGGGCCAGGAGATCGTCGATGTCGAGCGAGAGGGTCATCGGAACGCCTCGTCAATCGAGCGCAGGATCAGGTCTTCGATCCGGCCTACGTTCTCGTCCAAGGCCGGCTCAAGGAAGGGGTGGGCCGGTCGGTAGCGCGTCCCTTCCTCCTCGAACTTCCCATAGGCCTGCGGATCGCCCTTGTTCCGCCCGCTCCGGGGCTTCTTCCAGCGCGCGGTATCGGACTCGGAGTAGCCGCGAGGCTGGCCTGTACCGGGTTGCGGGCCGATGTGCGCCTCCAAAGACGCGCCGTGGCCCTGCATCTCGTAGCCGAGCGAGCCCTGCAGCTTGCGGGTGACGGTGTGGACCTTGGCCCTAGCCGCACCTTCGACGACCACGGCGGACTTCTGAAAGCCCGGACGCAGCGCCCGGTCGAGCAGATTGCCGTCGCCGAGCGTCCGGGCGAGTTCCTTGGCACCTCGGACCTGCACGCGGAGGTTCACGCGCCCCACACTCCGAGCTGGACCCAGCCGGACAGCCCGGCGGTGAGGATGCCCGTCACCTCGGCATCGTCCACGAGGAACCCGACCATGCCGTCAGGGGAGACGACGGGCTCCGGCTCGCCCTGCTGGTAACGGCGCCAGTAGATCTGGGCAACCGCAAGGGTGGTCTGAGCGACCTCGTCGGGGACGTGATCGAGCCCGGCATACCCCGTTACCGCGACGTTGCCCGTGCCCTCGGTCCACTGGTCCGACGTGACTCCGACGCGGTCCATGACCGGGTCGGCGTAGATGATGGCTCTCTTGGGCGTTTGGTTGTACGGCCACAGCCGCCACGAGTTGGACGAGATCGAGGTGGCATCGACCGACACCGCAGACACCGACTGGAAGTCGTCGATGAATAACGTGTCATCGCCAGTTCCGTCATAGACGCGGGTATTCGACCCGACTCCGGTCCGGCTATTGCTCGACGAGGCGAACCCCACATACCCGACACGCCACTTCGCCAGGAAGCCGTCCACCACTCCCGACGCTCGGAAGATCACCGAGGTCAGGAGGGCGTCGTCCACCGTGTCGTCGATCGAGGCGGCCTGTTTCAGGGCAGCCAGGGAGATGTACTGGGACATGGCCGTCCTTGGTCGCTAGGGGATAGTCGGGCTTGATCCGGGCCGGGAGTTTCACATGAACACCGCTTAGTACGAGTGAAGTACAATGGGGTCATGCGACAAGATCGGGAAACGCACGCTATATACATGCGCGAGTGGCGGCGGAAGCACCCGAACTACAACCGCGAGATGCAAGCTGCTTATGCGGCACGCCATCCCGAGAGAAACTTGGCGATGGAAACGGCGAGGCGCAGCAACCAGTACGCGAAGCGCCGAGGCGTACCTGGGCACGTCACGCTTGATGATGTGCTGGCGATGTGGAAGAGGAACCCTCAGTGCATCGGATGCGGCGTCGGTCGAGGTATAGATCACATCGTGGCCTTTAGCGACGGTGGCACGCACGACGCCTCGAATATCCAAACGATGTGCCAGTCGTGCAACAGCCGCAAAGGGATTGCCACTATGCCGCGTGTCAACGGCCACCTAGTTTCGAAGGGCAACAAGGACGCCTATTCGTAGATCGCGACGACCCGCGTGTTCGACGTGGCCGCGATCGTCAACTTGCCGAAGCCGACGCCCGGCTTGAGGTCGACGTAGTTGGCCGTGTTCGACGCGAGCGCGGTGATCCGGATGATCGTGTTGTCACCGGTGGCGTTGAGGTCTGGACTGGCCCCGAGGTCGCCGTCCTCGACGCGCACGGAGCCGCCCTGCCCGGTCGGGAAGGCGTACACGCCGTAGATCGAGCCCATCGTGGACTTGACGGTGGTATTGGAGCCGCTGGCAATCTCAGCGGTCAGGTTTCGTCCGCTCATGCGTCGGGCTCCACTAGAACGGTGACGTAGACGCTGCCACCGGGTTGTGCCCCGATGTTGTCGATGTAGGTGCGAAGCTGGAGCTGGTCACCAACCGCAACCCGGGCGGTGGCGTGTCGGATGACGCCGACTACCGCGTCGTTGTTGTTGAGGAGGGTGATCGGATCGACGAGCACGGTCGTCGCGGTGTTCGAGCCGACTGAGGGCGCGTCGGTCTGCAGGTACACATCGACCTGGTTGTATCTGGCGTTGGACGTGATCGACGGCGAAACCGCCACGACGGAACGGATCGTTCCTGCCGAGACGACCGGAGCCCGGTCCCACGTCGCCGTGAAGGGGCCGCCGGTATTCGACGTGATCGCCGTCCCCAATGAGTAGGCGAGGCGGTCAGGCACGGGATACTCCGGTAGGGAGCGCAGGGAGGTAGAGGGGCCGGTCGCCGGGGGAACGACCGGCCCTCGCTGATCTAGGAGATCTAGACCGTGATGTCGTAGCCGTAGACGGTGTGCGTGGTGGCGATGCCCGAAGGGATCAACGCCATGCGGAAGCTGGCCACGAGGATGTTCGAGTCGGTCTGGATGTTGCGATCTGCCTCAAGCGTGAACTCACGCCGGAAGCCGGTCTTCCAGCCCTGCGTGTTGTAGAGCAGGAACCAACCATCGGTGTCGTTGGTCGCCACTGAGGTCGTGGTGTACTTGCCGTCATCGTCGACCTTGTCGGTCGTCGCGCCGGGGATGGCTTCGGACAACAGCATCGGGATGCCAAAGAACCGGGCCAACTCGCCCTGCACGATGGTCGCGTTCGGGCCGTAGGCATCCAACGTCTTGACCGAAGCGATGTCCTGCATGCTGTAGTACAGCGATGCCGGAAGGACCATCCGCACGTCATTCGTCCGAGCCCCGTACCGACCGAGCAGTGCCCGGGCGGTAGTGAAGTTGGTCGTGGTCAGAGCGGCGGTGAGCTGGGATGCCTGTCCCGTGTTCGTGACGATGCAGAACTTGCGCAGGCCGTTGAAGGCCAGGTAGAACGAGCCGGCCGCGGGCGCGGCGTCATCCGAGTTGACGTTGCCCGAACCAGAGGCTTCGGTATCGCCGTGGACGATCAAATCGTCCATCGACTGAGCACCGCGGCGGACAAGATTGGCGCGGACGGTCGGCGCGATCGGGATGATGCTATCTTCGGTTACTTCCCCAGAAAACGTGACGTCGCCCATCACCTTGACGGCCGTGAGGGTCGCGTTGCCGGTGTTCGGTTGGCTCCCTGTGACCGCCGTGTTCTCGGTCGACGCCACGTAGAACGTGACATCAGAATCGAGCGTCGGGAGGGTGTACGGGTTGGTCGGCATGGCCACGCGGGGGATGGATGCCGTGACCGCTGTGGCTAGGTGCACATCGGTCCAAAGCTCGGAACTAGCGAAGGTCGGAACCCACTCGTCGCCCTGGTTAGCGGTCGTGGACACCATGGCCTTAGTGCGGGCCTCATCGAGCCATTCAGCGTGCGTGCGGCCAACGAAGCCGTCCGCGTCAATGGCCTTGAGCCCGCCGTAGCCGTTGGGGATATGCGAAGGAATCTCGCGGGCGGGACCGTGGAGCGCCTTATCGGCGGCCTTGGTCATCACCTCGACGAGACGCGACGAGGGACGATAGGACTGTCCGCGCTTGATCGCGAACAGCTTCATCGCTTCAGACACGAGCCACAGGTTCGTGGCTCGGTCCGCGTCGTTTGAGCCGGTAAAGGTGTACTTGTCGTTGCCGCCGTAGACGACCTGCTCTCCGGGCTTGGCCTTGACGCCCTCACCCTCTCCGAGGTCGGAGCGATTGGGCTTGGTCGCGGCGGCCTTGAGCTCCGCCACCGTGGCGATGAGTTCCGCGATGCGCGGATCTTCCTTCGGCGCTTCCGGGGTCTCCGGCTTCGCCGCCTTGAGCTTGTCTGCCACCTTGTCGGCGATCTGATCCGCCGCTTCGGGGGCGAGGTCGACCGTCTCGGTCGTTTCGTCGGACATGGGGATACGACTCCGTGTTGGTCGCACGGAGCGCTCGTGTGACGGGCTTATTGGGGGCGGGTTGTCGTACCCGCTAAGACGACTGAGTTAGGAGCGCAGGTTAGGCGGCGGCCTCATCGGGCCAGCCAGCGAGGCGACGGGCCATGTCAGCGGCCCACTCCTTGCGCCCGGGACCCGAATAGCCATGGGGATATGGGAAACCGTACCGATGCATCGTTTCAGCGACCTTATTGACGCTCGCGCCAACGTGATTAGCTACACGATGCATGCTGCCATGGATCGCTAAATGAAGCCACCCGACGCTTGCGGATGGAGGCGATGACCCGGGTGCCGTCGCGCAGGCGCACGACGTTGGGGGTATCGGTGGTCAGGCTGAGTTGATCGGCCACGGTGGCCTTGACGAGGGCCTCAACGTCCGAGGCGGACATCGTGACCGTGACTCGGTCGGGATCCGTTTCTTCCGGCTCCGCGATCTGGTCGGCCCACCAGCGGAGCGCACTCTTGACGCCCGTGATCGTGGCGTCGGTGTTGGCCGGCATCGGCACGACGGACCACTCGCGCAGCGCCCATTTGGTATGGGTCGGGATGCCCTTGATCGTTTCCATGCGGATCGGGTCGAAGCCGATGGAGGTCTTGCGGACGAACCCACCCAGGACTAGCGCGCGGACGTTCTGCGCCTTGGGGGTGGGAGCGAACACCGCCGCCGAGTCGATCCCGCTCTTGGACACGTCGAGCCTCGTGGCCTTGCCGATCGGCTCCGCAGAGGGATCGAAGGCCCACTCATGCGACCAGTAGACGAGGGGATTGGAGAGGTAGTCGGCGCGGTTGGTCAGGCCCATCGGGTCCACGACCTCGCCGTCCTTGTCCACCCTCGGAGTGGAGATGGTCGCCTCAAACCCGCCGGCATCGGCTTTGGTGATCGGTCCGGTGACGTACTTCAGGGACGAGGGTGCGTCGCTCATCATCGAGCCGTGCTCGTGTCCCGCTCCGCGCTCGTGCATCGAACTGTGCCGGCGGCGCATCTCGCCCATCGGCATATCGGCCCCGTCCATGCCGTGACCGGCTGGCGGCTCGGCGGTTAGGTGGCGACGCATCGCCTCTTCGGACTGCGGCATCGCGGCTTTTAGCATTTGTACCGTCCTGTACGGGGGTGTACAATCCTGTGCATGGAAACGATCAGCAGCGCTGAGTTCAGGAAGACCTACGCCAAGCTGGCGGTCACCACGCTCGTGACGGTCAACGGCCATGTGATCGGGACGTGGCGACCGATCAATGCACCAGTAGAGAAGATGAGCCGCGGGAACGACACGGCTCGAAGCCCAGCAGCAGCGCGACGCCATCCTGCGTCGTATCAACAAGGGAGGGTGAGATGACGGAACCGCAGACCCTCGACGAGGCATGGACCGCAGTCGAGGACTATCTAGCGCCGACTCTTGGTTGGGGTCTATCTCTCAAACCACGTGGCACAGGGGTAACACTGTGGCGACGGTGGTTGCGTCCTGCTGGCGGGCACGAGTTCGAGGCGTCCATCAGTAGATCAGATCGGACCGGCACGATGGAAGTTCTAACAGCCAACGGACCATCGCCTCTGACAGCGCTTCAGGCTCTACTGGTACGGGCACGTGGGTTAGAACCCGGCCATATTCATGATTTCCAGCGTCTTGACGGCGAAATATGGACCGGAGCCGGTACGTCCTACCGGTGCGCCTGCGGTGCGCTAAAGCGAGTCGAGACCACCGAAAAAGTCACCATCCACTGGTCGAATGGTCAGACGGACTGGCCTACCCGGTCTTAGATTTTGGCGCGGGGCTAGAGCCCCTCTGTCTCCGGTATCCACGTCCGCGTGCAGTTCGGATGCGCCAGCGGGTCAGACTCCGCCCGATCTAGCGTCCACGTATCGCCGTTGGCCGCCGCGCAAGGGGCATCCACGTCACCGTCGGACACCTTGACCAGTTGGACTCCCGCGTCGCGGTACTGGCCGATGGCGCCGAGGTTGTACGCGGAGGTGACTTCGGTCCGCGAGATCCGATCTAGGCGCCAGTCCTGGTAGCCGTCGAACAGGTCATCGAGTCGAGAGCGGATAGCGGCGTTGTCCACGCCCTCCCGAAGTGCATCGGTGAGCACAGCCCGGACTTCTGACACCGTGGTGTTCTGGATACCAACGCCCAACCGGTCGAGGTGGTTCGTCACCTGCGCTAGAGCCGCTTCGGAGGCCGGGATGCTGAACGTGACCCCGATACCGAGCGTCTGAGCCGCTTCGCTCGCTCCGAGGGTGAGGCCGGTCTCGATCGGGAGACGCGAGATCCGGGCGATGCGTTCCCGCCACCGCTTGGCCGTGATGATGGCGATCAGCCGCTCGATGAGGTCGGCCTCGTCCTGCGGCAACGCCTTGAACCCGCCATTCAGCGCCCCGCGCTGGGAGGAGAAGTAGGTGGACAGGTCGCGCTTGTAGCCGTCGATGACCGGGGAGAGGAGTTCCGCCCGGTTGATGTTGGTGTC